TCCAGATTGTTGTGCTTTGAGATTTTCTTCTTCAATGTATTGCTGTAAGAATGTGAGATAGACTTCTCTCTCCCACGGTATCATATTTTCAATCTCTGTTAATGAGTATTTATGATGCTGAATCAAGGCAAAATTTGTTTTAAAGTATGACTCAAGGTCTTCATGAGCCATACTCACGCGAAAAAAGCGTTTAGTCCCTCCAGAAGGATTTCATTATCAACACCAGTGTTTGGGTTTTTGACTTTAACTGTATGAGACAACTTAGGCATCGTTTCAAAGAACTTCTCAATCTCTTTGAATTGTTTAGAACTTAACTGCTCCAGAAACTCAGCCATTTCTTTTTTGGTGCAGTCTGATGCAGACCAAGACTCTTCCTCGTTGAAGACCTGCTCAACACAAGAAGCAATCAAATCAAAAGTTCCCTCAACGGTGATTTCCTCTCCACTAAAGTTAGTCTTAACAAACTCACCCATAGATGGATACTTCATTCTAAGAGTTAATTCATCATCAAGTACAATATCCTTGTTATGTTCTTTATTAGTAAGAACCTTAATATCATCAAGAGAAATGACGGTTGGGACTTGCGTCTCACCATCATCAGGACAAGTCACAAGAACCTCAACATCTTCTCCAACCGACTTACCTCTGATGTTGAGGAAGACATATTCAATATCAAAGGTCGCAAAATCATCAACCTTTACACCACGAGTGATGATACAGTTTTTGATGACATCTTTTACTGCCGTGGCAATTTGAGTTTCATCCTCACTTTCCATAGCGATAATAAGAACCTTCTCTTCACGAACTAAGAAGGGTCTATACTTAATTTTCTTTCCAGACGAAGGCAATACCAACTCATATGTTGGAGTAGAAATCTTTGGTAAAGGCATGATATGTTATTCAGTATTTTTATTTATTAGACATTCACGAAATTAGTTCCATCTGAAGTTCTTTACATTCCTCTGAGAATATCAGATGCCTCAGCACCAGTTGCAGTTCCCATTAGAGGTTCATTTGGTTTTCCACCTGTATCTCTGTTAAGAGCTGCCTCCAATTGTGCTTGATCTGCGTTCTGAGGAGCAAGTTCTGGAAGTCTATTACCAGATCTACCCCTCGCTACAGAGAAACTATCATATTTGCCCATGAGATACCTATCAAAACTAAATGTTGCAGTTGCTCTCAAAACCTGAGACTGTTCATACTTAACTGGAGTTGAAGTAAGATCAAGAGGAAACAACCCAACAAATTTATATTCTAATTCTTCATTATAGTCTCTGTCAAATTTAATAATTTTTGTTTCATCACACTTATAAGTATCAGGATACTCCATTCTAAAATAATAATCTTTATTAGATTGACGATTATCCCTTGATGTTGCTCCGTTAGCAATGAACTCCATCCAGTGCTCAAGAAACTTCAAAGTCTTATACTTATTATCTACATAGAATTCAAGTTGAATCTGGGTGAATAATCTTGTATGTGCCATCTTTTCAGAAACACCCACATGATTACCAACTATATCTGCTGTGGCAAGTCTACTCCCAGGAAGAAGCGCACCACTACAGAGTAATCCTGAAGTCTCTGTAATAAATCTACTATCAAGACCCCTCACTCTGAGATGCTGTCTCAACATAAGAGGTAAACCAGCAAAGAATACCTGATAGTGAGAAGTCTGTGCAAGATTAGTGAAAGTTGGTTTAAAGTCTGATATTCTGCGAGGTCTTACCACTCTAAATACCTAATATGATTCTGTTATTATTATTATTTAGATGGCATATAAGGGCAAATATTCACCGTCGTATCCTAGAAAGTATAAGGGAGACCCTACAAACATAGTGTATCGTTCCTTATGGGAGCGCAAGTTTATGGTCTACTGTGATTTGAATGAGAATATCCTTGAGTGGGGTAGTGAAGAAATAGTCATGCCTTACAGATCACCTGTTGATGGCAGAGTGCATCGTTACTTCCCAGACTTTTACATCAAAGTAAAAGAATCTACGGGTAGAATCAAGAAGATGATTATTGAAATCAAACCCAAGAGACAATGCTCCCCACCATCAAAACCTAAGAAGCAAACAAAAGGGTATCTTCGTGAGGCATATGAATATGCCAAGAATCAAGCAAAGTGGGAAGCAGCATCAGAGTGGTGCAAAGATAGAGGATATATCTTTCAGGTCTTCACTGAAAAGGAACTGGGTATTAAGTAATGGCAAGGAACATCAAATCTGGTGGACGACTTGGTAAAAAGTATTTCTATGTCTATGAGACTGGTGAAGTAACTTCCAGTAATGATCCAGATATTGAAGTAGGTTCTAATGTTTATGATGATGGTATCAGAAAGGACATCCGTGAAGAAGAAGATAGACCGACAGATACTGATGAAAATGTTAACAGGATTCGTGGAGTTGTTGACAGTTTAGGTAGAAGAAATAGGAGAATGCACCCTACTGATATAATGCAGGCACTTATCATGGCATTAGAACCTACTGAAGGTGTGCCTCAACCTGATAAATACTACACATACATATATAACGCAAAGACTCCTGGTATTCGTTATGATCAGCATCCATTGGTGCTTATGTCCAGTGTAGGAACTGAAGGGTTCACCGCTTTTAGTTTGCACTGGAGGATGATGAGAAAATACACTTATCCAGAAATCGCGAGTAGTCTTTACGAAATTTATCCTTCGGAAGTAAGTGATGCCTTGAGACTTCCAACCGCTTACTATCTGACAAATAACTAATGAGAAGACAAGAATTAATAGACCAGAATAGAGCAGCAGGACTAGCACGACGACGCGCATCTCGTGCTGAACCTACCAACGGTGGTGGCACGGGTAAAGCAACTAATGGTGCTAAAAGCAATAAAAAAAGTTCCATAGAACTTCTCAGATATCCTAAAGACCGTATTGAAAACGATACCGATTATCTCAAATTAAGTATCGCTCAATATAGAGCTCCGTTTGCTTTAGGTGGTAACCCACTAGATGATTTAGTAACCTACACAAAAGTACAAGGTACGGATAAAACTAAACCACCGAAAGATAACTTTAAAGTATCAACAGAAAAATTTAAAAATATATCAAATGCCACTGGAACAGCAGCAAACAGAGAAAGTTTAAAAAGTCCAAAATATCAAATCATACTTCCTATTCCACAACAATTATCAGACATTAGTGCAATTGATTGGACGGACGGTAAGTTAAATCCGATTGAGGCGTATGGATTAGCGGCAACATCCTCAATTATTAATGCTGGTGAGGGCGGGGTTCTGAACTCCATGGATGCTGCCCAACAAATTGGTCAACAATTATTTGACACTGCCAGTGGATCTCTAAAGGATAAAGGTATACAAAATGCCATTATAGCAGCATTATCTGGAGCAGCAGTCGGTAGTTTGGGTGGAACAGTAACTCCATCCCAGATTGTTTCAAGGGCGACTGGACAGGTTTTCAATCCAAACTTGGAACTTCTTTTTAATGGTGTCAATCTCAGAGTGTTTCCTTTCACCTTTGAATTTTTTCCAAGAAATAAAGGTGAGGCAGATGAAGTAAAACTTATCTTGAGGAGATTGAAATATTCCATGCTTCCTGAAAAAGGTGGTGCTGCAGGAATATTCATCTCGGCACCATACATATTCCAATTGGAGTACATGAAAGGTAGGAATAAGCATCCATTCTTGAATAGATTCAAACCCATGGCACTGACAAACATGTCAGTTAACTACACAGGATCTAATACATACTCTACTTTCTATGATGGATCCCCTACACACATCAAAGTTCAATTGTTGTTCAAAGAACTCAACCCAATTTACAAAGAAGATTATGATGAACTTGGTGAAAATGATTTCTCAGTAGGATACTAAAATGAGTTATTTCAGAGAATTACCAAACATATTCTATCAGTCTCAATCAAAAGATAGAAATTCTTCTAATGATTATGTATTAGTTAAAAATCTTTTTAGAAGAACTAAACTGCGTGATGATCTTCAAAGTGCAGTAACTGCATTTAACAAATATCAAATTTCTCCAGGAGAAAGACCAGATACAATCGCAGATTATCTTTACGGTGATCCTGGTCTTGATTGGGTAGTTATGATGACCGCAAACATCATCAACATAAGAGATCAATGGCCATTGTCTGATAAAGAACTGTATAATTACGCTGAGGATAAGTACGGCACAAAATTAAATGATGTCCGTTTTTATGAGACCACTGAAGTTAAAGACTCATCTGGTAGACTCATTCTACCAAAAGGACAAATTGTTGATCAGGACTTTAAAATTCCCAATCCATCAACACCAACTACAGACCTAAATCCAGTTGTATCTGTAAGCAACTATGTGCATGAAGTGAGAGAAAATGATGAGAAGAGACAAATTTTTGTTCTCAAACCAGAGTATCTTGGTATATTCCTTGAAGATATGAGGAATGAGATAAAGTATGGTCGTTCTTCAGAGTATATAAGTAGCAACGTAGCAGCAACTAGAAATACTAGAAACACATCCGCAGAATAAAAAAGGGGGTCGTTAGACCCCCTTCTCTGTATCAATCTTCTGCCAGTTTGGCGAAGTATGATAGAGCATCGTCTTCATCTTCAGTTTTGTTTGACGATAGAGTAATGTCTGGACTATTGAATCCAGCATCAGTCGTGGTAGATCTAGTATCGCCACGGTTAGCAGCGTTAAACTCTTCTTCCTGCTCAACAGTTTCTTGGTCTTGGAAACGAGGAGTACCCTTGTTACCTAGAACATAGTCAAGACGCTTCTTCAGAGTGTCATAGTCTTTGAACTGGTCAGCAGCAACGAGTTCTGCCAGGGAGTATTCTTTCTTCCAGAGTGCTTCCATAGCATCATCATC